GCTCTTGTGTTATTGGCACTAGCACCTGCTTTAGTTCTTTTAGCGTCTGCAATAATACGGTTTTCACAGCTTGCGGCATCACTATTTGGTCTTGATATGAGCACTGCCGCTAAAATTGCTGGTGATGTAGGAGCAGTAATTGCAGCAGCTGGTTTTATAGCACTTGCAGTAATAGGGGCATCCGCAGGACTTGCTGCTCTGGGTTTACTTGTAGAGAGTGGTTTATTAGAAGCAGCGTCTGAGTTTATGTTTGCAGGTGCAATAGGACTAATGCTACTAGCTCCCGCCATTACAATTCTTGCAGCAGGACTAGTGACAATAATTAGAGGTATATTAGGAGTTTTTGGAATAGATGCTGGTGTTGCAGCTAAAGCAGCATGGAATATTGGAGTTTTACTAACCGCTACTGGAGCCATAGCTTTTGCTGTTATGGCTGCAATGGCAGGACTGGCTGGACTAGGTGCAGTTATGGCTTGGTTAATTGGGCCTCAAGCGGGATTTGCCATAGGATTTATGATTTTGGGTGCTGCAGCATTATTACTTTTAACTCCAGCAATTATTGGCTTGGCAGCGGTTGTTGTTGATTTAGCAAGAGCTGTCATGGCGGTATTAATAGATCCCGATAAAGCTACTTTAGCTGCTGAAAACGTTGGTAAAATTATAGGAGCAGCAGCTTCTATAGCACTAAATGTATTAGGAGCAATGGCAGGATTAACTATTTTAGGAGCATCTATTCCAATACTATTTGTGGCAACAAGATTAATGTTTCTGGGAACATTAGCTTTGTTGGCTCTTACCCCTGCGGTAATAGGTCTGGCGACATCTATAATTTATATGGCTGAAGGAGTTTTAAAAAGAATAATAGATCCTAAAGAAGCAAAAGAAATAGTAGAGGCTTTAGACGCAGTACTAGGAGCAGCTTCTGATATAGCATGGTCCATATTGTCGATGGCAGCTAGTTTATCTGCGTTGGCTGCGTTGGCTCCTGTAGCACCAGCAATTGCTTTATTTATGTTGATAGGAGCAACTGCTTTAAGAATAATAAGTTGGCCTATAGTTTCTTTTATAAATGTAATAAAAGATTTTTATGAATCTATAAGTTTTGTAGATCCGAAAGATGCTGTTAGAATGGGTGAAGAAACAGCATCTATATTTAATTCCGTAGGCATTGTTGCGGATAATATCTTAAAAACAAGAAATGCACTTTTATCTTTAGTGGGGGCAAATAATTGGGGCTGGTTTGGTAGCGCTAGCGAAGGAATGAAACAGGGAGCAAATGCTATCAAAGCGTTAATGCTGCCAGTGTTGAGTTTTGTTTTTTCAATAAAAAGTTTTTATAATATAATTTCTGCTATTGTGGACCCTAAAAAAGCATCAGAAATGGGACAAGGCATAGCTAGTATTTTGTGTGCTGTAGGAAGAGTTGTAAATGGAATATTAGGAGTTAAAAAAGGATTAATAGGTTTAAGAGGGGCAGCCGGTGGATTTTTTAGTTGGCTTACGGGAGATCCTATAAATCAAATGTATGAAGGATCTAATGCATTAGAAAAGCTTAAAGCTCCAGTAAAAGATTTTATACAAAAAACTGTAAATTTTTACAGAGAATTATCTTCTATAATTAATCCTGAAGAAGCCTCAAAAATGGGTGATGGAGTAGCGAACATATTAAATGCCGTAGGAAACGTTGTAAGAGGAATACTGTGGGTAAAACAAGGAATGATAGGATTAAAAGGAGCAGCAGGTGGCGGATGGTTCAGTTGGTTAACTGGAAATGATGTTGTTTCTCAAATGGCAGAAGGGTCTAAAGCTTTAAATAAACTTAAAGAACCAGTTAAAGGTTTTATAAAATCAACAGTTGATTTTTATAAAGAAATAGCCTCTATAATGTCTCCTGAAAAAGCAAGCGAAGCGGGCAATGGTGTTGGAAATATTTTAGGAGCAGTTGGATTTGTAACATCAAAAATAATATGTGCAAAAGAAGCATTGGTTGCTTTGTCAAAAGTTGGGGGCTGGAGAGGGATAGAAAATGTAGTCTCACAAATGAGCCAAGGAACTGAATCTTTAGATAAACTCATGTGGCCAGTTATTGACTATGCTCTAAAAATACAATTCTTTTCTAATATGTTGCAATCAATGTTTGGATCTACAGAAGAAGTTGCAAAATCTGCTAACGGTGTAGCAAATATATTAAGAGCAGTAGGATTTACAACATGGCATATTTTGGCTAGTGCCAAAATGCTTGCCTCTGTTAATTCTAGAAAACTTTCTTCTGCTCTTTCAAATTCTTTAAAAATAATTAATGAAGGAATGATTGCTCCTATAAGGAAAAATCTTGCTGCAACATCCGAGCTTGAAGAAGCTTTACATCAACTAGACTTAGTTTTAGAAATAGCAGAAAAGATGAATGATATAAGCGAAATATGCAAAGGCCTATCTCCTGTTAGTCTAGGATCTCCAATTGAAGGAAAATTAGCTTCTGGAGGCATGGGAGGAACAACAAGCGATAAGGCCATTTCCCAAAGAAATGAGTCGAAACAAGCGGATACGCTACAAGATAGCACCAAAATCCTATCAGAATTTGTAGAAACATCTCTAAGAGGAAAAGGAATAATAGTAAGAACAAGTAGAGCAGCTGGTGTTAGTGCAGTTCCCCCTATTGGAGATGTTGGAGCTAACTCTATACAAGCAAGAGTGCAAAGAGATAAAGTTTCAAAATCAACTAATAAGTCAGAAGTTACATCCTCAGAATTAAGCGAGATAGCAGATAACACCGAGCAACAAAATATAATACTACAAAAAATGGAGAAGCTGTTAGAAAAATTTGTAGATCTAGCAAAACCACCGTCTGAAGTTGCTAAATCTGGTGGTGGTTCACAAGAGCCCCCACAAAATAATTCTGTAGCGGGCAAGCCAACAAACTATTATAGAAGAACCATTGGTAATGTTAACAATACCCCTAGCAAAGCGATTGTTAACGTAGGAGCAAAAGCAATTTCATAGTGAGGCAAAATGGCAATAGCAACTTTAAAAAATGGCAAATTAATTGAAATTACAGGAAAGTATCCAGATTGCTACGTTCAAATAGGTATTAAAAAAATATATATGGACATTTTGCCTGATATATCCGATAGTAAAAGTGCTGATTATCAAACTGAGAGCGGTATTGCTAGAGCCTCTCCATTTAATATTTATAAATACTCATCAATTAGAACAATAAGCTGGACCTGTCATTTTATAATACAAAGTTCTAGCTCGAACGATGATACAAAATCAGTTGATAAGTTGATTGAAAATATAAGAATACTACAATCCGCATGCTATCCATCAACAGAAGATGGGCACCCACCACCAATTTGCCATCTTAAATGTGGAGATTTGTTAGACTCCAAAGATGGTGTTTGTGCAGTATTAAAAAGCTACTCATTAAAGTTTGATACAAGTGTGCCTTGGGATGAATCTACGCTTATTCCATACAAAGTAGATATGGACCTACAATTTGATGTAGTTTATAACCAAGAAAGCCTACCAACATCTAATATGATTTTAGAATCAGGATACTAATATGTCTAATTATATCGAAGAAACCCAATTAGCAGCAACAAGATTTGTTCCAATATCTAGCCGATATGCAAATTCTAGTGTGATATACTATACAGAAAATAAATTGCTGTCATTTAAGACTTATAAAAAGCAAACAACCACAACCCCAGGATTAAGTGATAAATATTATGTTGTCACTCCTGGTACTGAGTACAGGCCCGATCTAGTATCTTATAGTGCTTATGGCACTCCAGATCTGTGGTGGCGAATTATGGAAGCAAATAACATAAAAGATATATTTGATTTCAAATCTGGTTTGAATATTTTTATTCCTAATGCAATATTGTTGAGGTAAACTATGGCAATTGATTGTTTGTCAAGCTATAAATGCAATGGAATTGAAAAAGATAGTCCTTGGAGAGGGGCAGTGTATACACCTTATGTGGAAATTACAGTAGGAGGCAATACAGTATTGCTTACCGGCAATGCTTCTAGTCCTATAAGTCCTAAGCACCATGCAATGATAACATCTTTCCAATATGGAACACAATCAGGCACCGGTGCTTGCGGCTGTACTATAGAGGTAACAGATGAAGGTGGCTTATTATATAAGGAAATATATAAAACATTAAATAAAGATATTACAAAAACAGCAGATGAATCTTTAAAATGCAAAGCAGTATTTGGCTGGATAATTATAGACTGTGATGGTATCCCAAGAAAAGTAACCAACGAAAATCAACCTACATTTCCTGCTGGTGGTGGTGGAAGTTTACATTTCTTGCCTAGAAAACTAAGTGCTAATTTTGATGGTGGTCTTATAAAATTCACTCTTGAATGCGTGGATTTATTCTCTGCTAGATCTGGCGATGCTAGACTTGAAAGCAACATAGGATCAGAAGATGGTAAGGTGGCATTAAGAACAGCTCTTGAAGAATTGTATAAAGATCATGATCCAAAATTTAAAACAGTAAAGTTTTACAATAGCGATGGAGGAGATAGTTTTAATTTTTTAGAAAATCATGGGGGACCTGACGGCTACCAGTCTGTACATAATATGGATCAAGAATCTAATATATCTTGTGGAAGAAAATGGATTAATAATACCTTGACTTCTAATAAAAATGGTATTTTTATTATGTATAACCCTCATGACGCAAGTGCTTGTTTTTATGAAGATCCAGACAAGGGAGGTGAAAACGGGAGGACAAGTTGTTGTGATGAAAATAGAAACATAGGAACATTTATTGTCAATGGAGGTAATAACTCTACTGTTATTTCTTTTAATCCAACATTTGATTGGAACTTTGGAGCTAATTCCGGCACAGGCGGCGTGGCAAGCGGAGGAGCTAGTGCCGATATGGGCCCGAACATAAGAGCAAGTGACAAAGAAGGAGAAAAAGAATTAGTTAAAACAGGATCTCAGTCGCAACATTTAGCGGATGGCAATACTTGGTATTGGCAAACTCCTGAGAATCATGCTTTTGAAGCAAATAATTGCTTTACTACACACAACGACGCTACCAGATCTTATGAAAACATGATAGCTCCAATACAAGCAGAATTAAAAATAATTGGAGATCCAAGGTTTGTAAATCCTTTATATTTAACTGCAAAATGGGTTTCTATAGTTGTGATAGATCCATATTATATTAAAAAGGCTGGAGGAGACGCAGAAGGAGGTTGTGCCTGGTTGGCGGAATCAAATTGTAACTCTATTCTAAGTAATAAAAAGTGGATGATAATGGGCGTAGACCACCAAATAACTTCTGGTTCTTATTTTACTACTTTAAAAGTGAGATTAGATACTCCAGGAATAAACATAGGAGTAAATGAACCTCTTGGCGGTTGCGGAAATGAAAAAGTTGATATAAACCCAAATCCAACATTTTAATTAGGAGTTAGTAGAATGGCATTCGTACACGAAGGAGATATTGAAGCATTAAAAAGAAGAATAATTTCTTTGGAAAATAGATTGGGCAATATAAATTATGAGATGAAAGGTGTTGTCAAAGCAGAACTAACAGCCTCATCTACTATTCTTGATCAGTCTCAAGCTCAGTTCGGGATGTATACAGCCTTATGTTTGGAGACCATTGATGTTTGGAAACAAAATAGAGTCCGATGGTTTTCTCCTATTTTTCACAATCCCAAAAGACCAGTCAAAGAGTTTCCTTGGGCCCTTCCCGTATCATCGATGGGAGGATTTGACGATTGCGGCTTAACTTGGGTTCCACCTGCTGGAAGTAAATTATGTATTGTTTTTGAAAATGGCAACAGAACTGTTCCTTATTATTTAGGAACAACCTGGGATAGGGATAGAGGTTCAGCAAGCAATAGAAAATGGGGAACTGCTGTAGAAGAGTTTCAAAAGGTATCTGCAGGACATAGAAAAGGATATTTGGTTGGCCCCGATGATGAATCTCAGGTTTTTCCACCTTGGAACACTGAAAACTACAATGGCTTCGACCTTTCTTCTATAGTGGATTTTTCAGAAAATCCTGAGGCTCAAAAATTAATTACATACCCACACATATATGGATTCAAAACGCCTGAAAAACACACCATAAAAATGGTAGATGGTGATCCCAAATGTAATCGCAAATGGAAAAGATTTGAAATAATGTCCAGCTGTGGTAACTGGATCATGTTAAAAGATGATCATTTACATTATGCAGGACAATGGGCACACCCCGAATGCGGCGTACAATCTGGTGAAACCAGTTGCGTTCAAGGAGCTTCTAATCTATCGAAAAATGATGTGATAAGAGGAGGGTTTACAACAAATGCGGCAGAATCTTCAGGCCCCAATTTAAGAGATACCAGTCCTAAAGAAGGCGTAAAAAGTGAGGAAAATAGTTGTACTGGTCAAACAAGTAACTCTAAAATAATTGGAGGACATCCATCTACTTCTGCTGCTGGTACCAAGTATATAAATACTCAAATAGGATCTAATCCTTATTTCAAACAAAAACAAGAATGTCGTCCTTATAAGGGGCCACAAACTCCTCAAAATCCGGTGGTTGATCTTCCACAATCTGGAATACAACTAATGTCCATATCGGGACATACATTTGTTATGGATGATTCCGTACAAGAGCCTTTTGGTGATCCAACATGGGAAAGATCAACAAAAGAATTCGACTTTGGTTGCAATAATATTTATCAAGGAAGAACTTATTGGCAATCAGCTACTGGACACTCTATAGAGATGAGCGATGTGGAATTAGATGAAAATCCAAATATAAGAGATAAAAATAATTATATTAGAATATTATCAGCTTCGGGAAATAAAATAGAACTTAATGATCACACTCTTCCCGGATGTAAAGCAGGCGAGAAAAGAGGTATATTTTTAGAATCTACCAGTAAACATGCTATACAAATGGTTGATGATACCAATAAGCAATGTAGTTCTAACAGAATGAATGGTGGCAAACCAATAAATGAATCAAATAAGGCATTTGTTAAGATTAGAACTGGTTATGGTCTAGAAATGACATTTAATGACGATTTTGACCAAAAAAAAATGGACAAGCAATTTATTCAAATATATTGTCCAAGAACAGGTGCTTCAGAGGGTGGGCCTCATTTTCACAGATACCAAGAAGCAGATCCAGCATTAATTTTTTTAAGGTCTGGGGGATACCACATAAAATCTACCCATAAGGATGATATAAGTATTATTGGAGATTTTGATGAAAGCCCATCAGATAAAATTGAGCTAATAAGCAAAGTAAAGTTAGTTTATTCAAAAGATTATTATATCAATTTATCTGATAAATCCCATGTTTTCATCGCTAAAGAGCTAATTTATTTACTAGCAGGTCAAGATTGTCCATCTCCAGGAGGGGATCAAAAAGGTCCCTGCGTTGGTCCTGTTTTGGTCTATCAAGGTGGATGTATAAAGCTTAGTGATAGAGTTTATGCAAGTTGTAGCCAAGATGCCTCAACAGCATCTATGTTTATGTTGAAGCCTTTTGCAAAATGTAACCCTTAAATTACTATTATATTTTAAACATTTAAAGGAAATAATTAAATTAATGAAGAGATTTTTAGGTTTTCCATATCCAGTTGAAAAGACCTCTCAGGGCTATTTTTACTCTCAAAGTGAGATAGATCAGATAAAATCTGATATGTTGATATTATTATTAACAAATCCTGGCGAACGAGTAATGAACCCAGAATATGGCACACCATTAAAAAAATTAATATTTGAACCTAATGATATTGTAGTTAAAAATCAAGCCCGATCTATAATAGCCCAATCCTTAAATAAGTGGGAGCCTAGGGTAGCAATACAGCAAGTAGAAGTTTTAACAAATGTAGATAATAATTCTTTAAATGGTTTAGATGATAAAACTGAAGAGGAGCATATATTATTTATAAGAATAAGTTTTATAGATCCTAATAATATAAGAGAAGTTCAAGAACTAGCTTTAGAAGTACCCCTAGCAGGACAAGGATAATGATAAACAATTGCCCATTTGATATACAACCATACGCTGAGTCAAGCAACATTGTTGTACCTAATATTTTTAATTTAAATTATACAAATCAAGATTACTGGTCTATGAAAACCAGATTAGTTGATTTTATTAAACAAAATTTTAGCAAAGACTTTTCTGATTTTGTTGAATCTTCTTTAGGAATAATGCTAATAGAAAACTGGGCGTTTATTGCGGATACATTAAGCTTTAAAATGGACCAGATAGCAAATGAAGTTTTTATTGATACTGTTACAGAACTAGAAAATGCCTTTAGACTAGCAAAATTAGTAGGATTTCAACCACAACCTCCAATAGCAGCTAGTTCTTTATGGACAGCCACTTTAAATAATACAATTTTATCTGATTTAGAAATACCAACACCATTCGGTCTTAAGGTTGGTGCAGGAAATGTGAATTTAAACATAGAGTTATTCGCTGCTGATGCTGATAATAATCCTCTCTTCGATCAAAACATAATAATACCAGCAGGAAATGTTGTTAATGCAAGTATTGTAGGTTTAGAGGGACAAACAATAACTCAAGAAGCAGTTGGAAATGGAACGCCCGGACAAACAATAGCTTTATCTTCTGGATCTGTAATATACGATTCTATAAGGGTTAGCGTAGACGGTGTTCCATGGACTCGTGTAGATTATTTTACAGACTCCAAACCCAGGAGAGAATTTAGAGTTGAATTTGATTCTGGTTATAATGCTTTTGTTATTTTTGGCAACAATAGAGCAGGGCTACTGCCTTCTACAGGAAGTAAAATATTTCTAAATTATAGAACTGGTGGCGGGATGGTGGGCAACATTATAAGCAATACAGTTACAAAACAAACTGTAATAAATGTTGTTGGAATAGAATATCCTATTCCGGTAGTATTTTCTAACTACACAAAAGGACAATATGGTTATGATGGAGACACAATAGATGATATTAAAAACAAACTTCCTAAGTGGATTAGAACACAACAAAGAGCCGTTACCGGCCTAGACTATAAAACTTTAACTGATCAATTCGCAACGCCCTATCAAGGGCAGATTGGAAAATCTGCAGTAGTTCTAAGAAACTATGGCTGTTCAGGGAATATACTTGATCTTTACGTTTTAGCTCTTGATGGAACAGATAAACTATCTGAGGCAAGCGATCAATTAAAAATTGAACTAAATAATTATCTTGAACAAATAAAAATGTTTACAGATTTCATCTGTATTAAAAATGGAGTTGTTGTTAATGTGGACGTTTCTGTTGATTTGGTGTTGGATAGATTTTACAAAAAGTTTGAAAATGAATTAAGAATAAAAGTAGAAAGAAGAATAAATCAGTTCTTTTCTTTGTCGAAGTGGGACTATCATCAAGACTTAAAAGACACCAATCTTACAAAAGCTCTTTCCGACCTCAAGGAAATAAAAAGAGTAGACTTAACTTTTACAACAAATGACCCTAACAATAGCGGACATACTGTTACTACTAAGTTTTATGAAATTATAAGACCTGATGTTGTGGACATAGTTTTCACTTATGAATAGGAATTAAATAGTGGCCACTTTAACAATATACGAAAATCCTACTATCACAGATACTATTGTTTTTGATATCGACACCCCCGGTGTTGATAATTGTTATCTATCTGATCCATACAAAGTAGAAAAAATAACTATTTATTTTGTTTCAAGAGACTTTAATAGTGGAAACATTAACAATTATGAATTGTCGCAATATGATTCAAATAAATTAAAACTTGCTGAAGAGGCAGAAGCAATTGCTTGCAGCAATCCAACAGAAGAAAATATATTAAAAGCTAAAAAACTAAGAACTATTGCTGAAGATAGCAAAAATATAAATAATTTTTATTATAAAGAAGCTGAACCAGTAGCTATTTTTGGTGGCGAGAATTATCCTGTTTGGTTTTCAGAAAATCCTGCGGATGATATCTTAGAACACATTACGACAGACGAAAACAATAACACAATATATGGTAGATTTAAATTTACTTGGCAGACTAAAGGAATGAGAGAAGGAGATTATTTTATTTGTTGGACATGGGCGCCTTTGATTGCTGGCGATATGCTTTCTTCTCATCAGAAGTTTAGTTTGATGGGAGATACCCAAGCAACAACAAGTATTCCAACTCATTTTACTAACCCAGAAAAATATAAAACGCTTTTAAACAGATATTTGCCAGAAACATTCAAGAATTCTCTAACAAGCACAGATTCGACATCCGATGTTTTAAGTAGAATGAATGATTCCTTAAGCATGGGGTTTAATGTTCTAGAAAATCTTACAAATCAGATGGTTGATCTTTTGGATGCAAATGCTTTGCATGAATTTTTAATTCCTTATTTATCTAATTTATTTGGTTTAAAACTAAAGACAAGCGATCCGACCAGATGGAGAGGACAAATAAAAAGGGCTGTTCCTCTTTACAAAAAAAAGGGAACTAAAAATGGACTTGCTGAAGCACTAGATCATGGAGGTGTAACCCTTCATAAAATAAGTCAATTGTGGCAAATAACTTCTTCTTACACTTGGCAAGAATCTTTTGTTTACACAGGAAATAATGAATTTATACTTAATAAAGTAGCATTGCCAATAGATCCCTTGAACTTTGAATTGTGGTTTAGACCAGTGGTTCATGAAGGGATCCAAAATCATGAAAACAATGAATGGATTCAACTTGATCAGATTTATATTTCTTTAACAACTACCGAGGGTGTTTCGAATTTAACCTGGGTTGGAGAGGAGGTGTTAGTAAATCCTATACCATTATTGAAAAATGATGAAATCAGAATACTTTATACTTACAACGAAATTCCTGATAACACGGCACAAAATATAGAAGACTATATTAGAACTCTACCTTTAATGGATAAAAGAGATGAAAGAGGCCAAACGTATCCTCCTAAAAATTGGAATGTTAGGGTAATTTCTGAAGATGATCCAATGTTTCAAATAATAATTCCTAATAGAAATCCTTTTCATGAATGTTTGGTATATGGAAAAATAAGAACAGAGTTTCCATATAGTGAAAACATATATCACATGGAAGAGTATAATGCAAGTTTGCGTGACTCCAAAAACCCTTGTGATATAGATAAAAATTTTCTAGATCCTTGTTCTGCTTGTGTAAGTAGCAGTTATAATTTAGATCTTGAGGTTGAAGATATATGTGATGATAAAATACAAGAAGTAAAAGAAATAATAGAAGAAAACTCGCCTTTTCATGCTGTTTTACATACCTTAAATCTTACTGGTGGGTTTAATGAGTTTATTGAACCTCCATCTGAAAATCTAGAAATGTTAACAACCTACTCAGGAAGCGATTTTGTAATAGCGGGCAATGCACAACCATATTTTCATAGAATAATGAAAGATGTTGAACACAAAGGAATTTTAAGAGATAGGCTGGCAGACTCTACATTGGTCTACAATAGCTTAGGAGTTGCATACAATGACGAGATTACTTTGTTTTGCCCGTCCACTGTTCTATCCAGTGTGGGAGTTGACTCTTCTGGCAATTCTTTTGTTGATATTAAAGCTCCTTCTCCTTTGACTGCGGGAGAATATAACGTCGTTTCCTCTAACGAACATACTGTTGCGTTCGTTGTACCAGCGGGAGAACCAATTACAGATTGTTCTTCTTCTGAGCCGGCTCCATACCCAAGCTGTATTTCCAATCCTTCGAGTTACGAGTGCTGTCCTCCTTATCCACAGTATGATGATGTACCAAGAAACTCTATATTTTATTGCTCTCATTTAAGTAATTGTTCTTTTACTTTTGATTTAAACAATGTTGTGGATCCAATTAATGGAACTTTATGTAATCTTTATCAAGACAACATTTATAAAATAAAAGATGCCGGAGAGGATTTTAGTTCTTTAGGAATTAAAACGCAAAAAGATGTCGATCAAGGAAATGCAGATGTTGCGTGGACTATAAATCTTTTACTCTATAGTTTAAATGATTATACAATATTAGATATAACTTCTGATGGGTCCATATTAATTGCTCATGATTTCTCTCTTCCATCAAGTAGTGTTTCTGATAGCCCTTATTCGATCAAAAAAAATGGTGTGCCTATTGTTTTAAGCAATAATAGCACTTTTTCAAATGCTTCTATAAAAGTTCAAAATAGAGGCCGGGTAGAAGTTCTAAGTTCAAACTGTTTGCCTGTTTCATCTTTATTTGCTAAAAGAAGACCATGTTATCAAAAAATAAATTCTAATGAATATCTAGTTTCTTCTGTAGTGGATGGAGCAAATGATCAATATTATATTGATGGGTATTCTAATGGCGATGTAGCTGGTCTTACTGTGAATATGAGGGAAAAGCTAGTAAAGGACCAGATTGGTTACCTAAGTTTTAAAGGAACAAAACTTAGATTATCTGGCGATTTAGAAAGTAGCCTAGGCATTCAAAATGGAGACAATTATGTTGGC